TGCGCGCCCTTTCCTTCGGCGGTTGTGGTGTTTGATGGAAGCCACAGCCAGCAGATATTTGGGGCCATCAATCGATGAATCGCAAGACGCGCCGAGATCTGGAAAAGAAGATGGGCAAGCAGGCCACCGATAACCTTGCCGAAAAAATATTCCAGTTTAATAAACTTCCCGAACAATGCAGCGCGTGTCAAAAGGAATTTGACAAGAAAAACAAAGATATGGTACAATCGTGGAGCGTTGTAACTAAGCAAGAAGTTGTAAGACTATTTTGTCCGGAATGCATAAAAAAGACACAGGAGATATTAGATGAGCATTACTAGATTAACACCAGCCGCATTAAAGAAGATCTTGAGTGGCCACGTAAAGGAGCCGGCCACATGCGTTATTAAGTTTTATTCCAATACGTGTCATTTGTGTCACAGTTTAAAAGAATATTATGAAGATTTGGCCACCGAGGAAGAATATTCAGATTTACATTTTTTTGCCTTTAATGTGGATGATTATCCGCCTATTGAGAAACAATTAAATTTTAATGGGGTGCCAACAATATCACTCATAAAAACGGGGGCAGCCAAGCCAAAGGTACGTATTTTATCAGATCCCGATCCGCCCCACAAAAAGACGTGGTATCGCATTAAAGATATAAAAGCCTTTATTGAAAGAGAGAAGTAGGTGCGCGATGTATTATCATATGACGATGTGCTTCTAAGGCCGCAATATTCAGATATTAAATCTAGAGCCGAGATAGATATATCTACGGATTTGGGAAACGGCTTAAAGCTTCAATTGCCAATTATATCATCTCCAATGGACACCATTTCTGAAGCCCCAATGTCGGTTGCTATGTTAAAGTATGGTGCTACATCCGTTATTCATCGTTATATAACAATAGAAAAACAATCCCGCATGGTCCAAATGACCGTGGATGTGGCCACCGGTCTCGATTCAATGATTGGCGCTGCAATCGGGGTTTCAGGCGATTATCTCGAAAGAGCCAAAAAAGTAATTGACAGCGGAGCTACTTTCTTGTGTGTAGACGTAGCACACGGGCACCACATATTAGTAAAGAATGCTTTATCAAATCTTAGAAAGACATTTGGTAAAGATTTACACATTATGGCAGGAAATGTTGCAACCATAGAGGGGATTAATGACCTATCTGATTGGGGCGCTAACTCGGTTCGATGCAACATCGGGGGAGGTTCGATTTGCTCCACAAGAATTCAAACCGGACACGGCATGCCAGGCCTTCAGACTATTTTTGAATGCGCAAAGACCGACAGAGATGTTAAAGTAATTGCAGATGGAGGAATTAAGAATTCCGGCGACATTGTGAAGGCTCTAGCTGCTGGCGCCGACGCTGTGATGTGTGGCTCATTGTTGGCCGGCACGAACGAAACTCCCGGCAAGGTTGTTGAGAGCAAGGACGGCACTCGATGGAAGATTTATCGAGGGATGGCAAGCAAAGAGGCTCAGATCGGCTGGCGCGGCCAGTACTCATCTTTCGAGGGTGTTTCAACTAGCGTGCCCTATCGTGGTGGCGTAAAATATATACTTACGGATCTCGAAAGAGGTATACGATCTGGATTTTCATATTCTGGTGCGCGCACTCTTTCTGAACTACAAGCTACCGCCCAATTTGTGCGGCAAACCACATCTGGCCTATCGGAGAGCCACACTCACATTATAGGAAGAAAGTGGTAATGAGCCAGAACGAAGAAATAAATTACGGAAAACTTAATAAACGAATAGTATTTACTGACAATGATCATCGCCATGCACAGCTTTTAATTAAATTAAGAAGCGACAGTATGACTCAGGCTGATTTTTTTCGTTCTATCATAGGTGCATATATAAGCGGCGACCAAGACATTCAAAATTTTATAGATCGGATTAAGAAACAATCCCTCAAAAGAAAAGAAAAGTCAAAAAGACTTCGACAGACAGGCGCCAAGAAGGTGAAGGACTTTGGATTAAATGAGGGAGAAATAGAAAACATATTCGATATCATAGAAGAAGAGAGTCCAGATTTATGAATTCCGATGGATTACGCGAGTGTTCTCGTGAATGCTTATCAAAAAAGAAATGTTGCAAAAAAAAGGAGTGTCGATTATGGATTGACTTCCCCATAGAACAAAATTGTTGTTTAATATCAATACACGAAAATGGTAATATGACTTTAAGACAAATAGGCGAGCGAATTGGAGTCTCTTTTGCTCGTATAAAACAAATAGAAACTGAAGCATTAATAAAAATGAGAAGGAATTCGCTATTAAATGATTAGCGAACTTACATTTTAAGGAAATTACAAAAATAGAAACTATTTATAATTGAGTTCGAATTAAGGAGAATTATACAATGGCTCGTAAAACACTTTTAACTGAAGGCGAAATCCGCCAATTTATGAAGCTTGCTAGTCTGCAGCCGATCGGTGCACCACGTCTTGAAGAGATGGGCTATAGCGCGACTAATGAGCAAGAAGAAGAGGTTCCGATGGATCTAGATGTCGAAGAAGAGCCAGTAGGCGATGTCGACCTAGACGTTCCAGAAGTAGGCGCCGATGAAATGGGCGATGAAATGTCGGCCGAAGAGCCGGCCACCGAAGCCACCGTTGGTGAGCTAGTGCAAGCCCTGGTTGATACCATTGGTGAGATTGTGCCAGATGTGGATATTTCCGTTGATGGAGATGGAGAAGAGCTTCCTGTTGACGATCTTGGGCCCGAGGGCGAGTTGGGTGAGCCCGAACTCGAACCTGAAGGCGAGGCCGGCCTAGAGTTGGGCGCCCCAGAAGAAGAAGTAGTTCCTGGCGCACGCGATATGTACGAGAATCAAGAAGATGTGGTCAACGAAGTTGCACGACGAGTTGTAGCTCGATTGACACAGGAAAAGAAAGAAGATGATTTGGTTAATCAATTAGCCGAGAGAATTTTTAATAGACTAACAAAATAACTTGACATTTGTTTTACGAGAAGTTATAATATAAAAGCCGCCTGCTGCTGCAGCGGCTTTTCTTTTGAGGGTTTATGGAACATTGGTTGCTTTATTTCTTAATGTTTTTATTTGGGTTTATGACTCACAAAATATTTTATTTTTTGAGAGCACTGCGATTATCGCTAGCGCTTATTAAGGTATCACATGTAATCTATTTATCTTCGGTTATTAAAGCCCTGGAACATCTCTCGCATGCACGAGAAGTGATGCTGGAACACATGGCCCGAACCGATCAAAAAAGCGCATCGATTAGCGCCTTTGAGCTTCGCTTCGATGAAGGGATCAGGGCCCTGAAGACGCGCTCGATTAACGTGATAATAAAAAACCATCCCAGCTTTTTTCGGCCGGTGGTGGAATTTGAAGACTGGCACACTGCCATGGAGTATTTGGAAAGCCACAGAGAGTCGGCACTACATTTTTGGGAAACTCACAATGATTAACAAGATTAAAAAAATTCTAAAATCAATTTTGGAAGAAGGAAAGAACAGCAACACGGACAAAATAGTTATTTTGGATTCACCGATGGCCACGGCCCCAGAGCCCGAACTAAGACTTGTTGGGATGTTTTGCGAGGTAGTAGACGAGAAGGTCGCCGAAATAGTGTATGCGATATTGTGTTTAAATGAGACAAACCGGATGCTTCCGGCCGACGAGAAGAAGCCCATTGATTTTTATATTTCAACGTATGGAGGGAACGCCGATGATATGTTTGCTCTATATGACATAATGAAACAAGTAGAAGCGGAAACCGAGATTCATACCATTGGTGTTGGTAAAGTTATGTCCGCCGGCGTCCCGATTCTTGCAGCCGGAACCAAAGGCAAAAGAAAGATTGGCAAAAATTGTCGAGTTATGATTCATTCTGTTGTTGCCGGCCAACACGGACCACTTCACAATCTTGTAAATGAGATGCAAGCTGTCGAGCAGATTCAAAAAATGTATATAAATTGTTTGGTTAATGAAACAAAGATGACAAAAAAGGATGTTAAAAACATGCTAGAACGCAATCTTAACGTCTATTTATCTGCAGAAGAAGCTGTAAAATTAGGTATTGCTGACATAATTGTGTGAGGTTTTGTGAATGTCTGACTTAAGAAACATATTGAAAGAAGAATATACGAAGAAAGAAGGGGTGGTTACGCCTCAAACATTGATGGAAATGATTGAGGAAGTGATGAATATTCCCCTTTCCTTAATCGCAGAAGAAGAAGGCGCCACAAGCGGAGGAGAAGATTTTTTAAAATTTCTCCCTAAATTCGAAATGTCCGAAAAGGTGGGCGAACTATCGACGCCAGATGATAAAAATGAAGCACGAGAAGTTTTTAGTAAATATTTGAATGTAATAATCGCAGCCTCACCAACACTTCCCGGCAAAATTGAGTATATCAACTCTTTCACAACAGGCAAAATTGCCGATACTGCTAGTATTTCTGAAATTCTTTCAAATTTGACTTTCTTGAAGATTCTTTCATTTGTAGTAACTCAATTCTCACCGGCGGGCTCTGGTTTTTTGTTCGAAGCATTTTTGGCTGCGCTACTCAAGGGCACCCAAATCACAGCCAGGGAGCAAGGGGGCGCCCTGCCTATTGATGATTATAGAGAAATGGTTGATCCTGAAACTGGTAAAGGCGGTATCCCCGTTAGTTTGAAGCTTTTGTCTCCCGGAACTCTAATAGAAGGTAGTGTTTATAATTTAATTGATTTTATTCGAAGGTCTCCGTTGGCCATCGACTATGGCGGCATTAAATATGTTGTTGCCATCAAGACAACCGACAATAAATTAGAATTTTATAAATTCGATATACAGCCCAAAGCCTTTTTTGCCGGCGCAGGGGGCTGGATAAATCCCGGCAATTTTAAGTGGGATGTAGTCGCACAGGCCATGGCTGAATTGGGATATTTGCCCCAGGCCCTCCAAGAAGAGGCGAGCAAGGACGCAGAAAATCAATTCGGTAAATTTAAAGAATTTTGGTCGAATATCTCGCCGGCGTGGGGGCAAGCAATTGCTCCTGAGACGACAGCGTTGCCGATAGACGATTTTTATAAAAGCGGCGTTAAGTTCACGATGGGAAAGAAAAAGCTTCCCGATATGATTAATGTCGCCAGGAGCCCCGCGGGGATTGCTGCATGGGAAAAGGTGGCTTCCCTTGCTGGTCTTTCAGACGACCACGGCCCTGCAGCCTTAGACCAAGCAATAGAGGAATACAATGCCGGAAATGTTACCCATAAAGCCGTCCAAGATTTGCTGGGCAAGCGACGTTTGGCAATATTACAATATACTGAAAAGGTGAGTGCCGATCACCCCCACTCCATTTACGCCATCCATAGTTTCCTCAAGGGCGAAGAGGCGCTGACTGGAAAGGAAATTAAAGACAAAGATATCAAATCCATGATTTTGAAACTAAATGAAATCGCCAGCACTGGCGACTTAGAGACGTGGGGAAGTATCTTAATCGGATCCCCAGGAAAAAGAGAAACCAATCGCCTAGCGCACCAACAATTTGCTATATCACAAAAAGTACTTAGATCCGGCGGAGGTACTCGCATGGGCACCATTATCACGGATCCAGATCAAATCAGAGAAACGCTGCTCCTTTATTCGGAACAACTAAAAGATAAAGTCTATCCAATTTATAAAGGGCTGGGCTTGTTAACCGACTCTATTAACGAGTATTATATTGAGGGCAATATGTTGGCAGGCGCAGTTGCAGCAGATCATGCAAACGAATTGGCAGCTTACACCGATGAACTTGCGCCGGCCCCAGAGGGCTTGGCCATGGCCGCCAAAGAATAGCCAAAAAACAATTTGACATTCACCCGATATGCGATTATAATATATATAACTATGAGGTTTTAATGGGTCGAGCATACGACGACAACCAAACACTACAGCAAAAGATAATGAACGGCGTAAACAAGCTAACA